GGGCCGCGGGTAGATGGGCGCCCTCGCATACACGTCCTACGACAGCGGCCTGTCGCGGGTGCTGATCGACCTGGCCACGGTGCAGGCGGCGATCGGCTCCGACGACACCGGCCTGGTCGAACGGTCCGCCGACCAGATCCGGTGGACCACCGTCCGCGGCGGCAGCGACGTGGCCATCACCGCGGCCGCGCCGCCGCTCGCCGACTACGAGTTCACCGACGGCGCCGTGAACTACTACCGGGTCACCCCCACCACCAGCACCTACACCGACTCGATCACCCCGGACCTCGATGGCGCCGTGTGGGTGAAGAGCCTGCGGTTCGCGTTCCTCAACCGGGCTATCACCGTGGGGAACGTGTTCGATGGGATCACCCGGGCCAGCCGGTCGGGCGTGTTCGACGTCATCGGCCGCTCCTACCCGGTGGCGGTCTCCCAGGTGCGGGGCGCCCGCCAGTGGACGCTGCAGATCATCTGCGACGGCGGGGATGAGGCGGACGCGGTGAACGCGATCACCGCCGCCGACGACCTGATCTACCTGCAGCCGCCCGCCGGGTCGGACATCCCGGGCGGCTACTTCCTGGTGGGGAACACGGCCGAGTCGTGGGTGCCGGGTTTGCGGGCGCCGTTGCTGTCGTGGCCTTTGACCGAGGTCGCCGCCCCGGGCCCGGATGTGGTGCCGGTCTCGGTCACCTGGCAGGCCGTCGTGGACGCTTACGCCACCTGGTCTGACCTGGTGGCGGCGGAGGCGACGTGGACGGACGTGCTCGAGCTGGTGGGCGCGCCGGGCGACGTTTACGCGCCATGAGTGTCACCGCGCCCACGTTCACCGCCGCCTACCAGGTCAGTTCGTGGACCACCACGACTAGCCCGAAGACGGCGTCGCCCACCGTGGCCGCCGATGACGTGCTCCTGGTCCTCGGCGGCTCCGAGGACTACCACTGGCCGCTGGCCACCCCCTCCGGCGGAGGCCTGCCGTGGGCGCTGCTGGCCCGCGTGGCCCTGTCGGAGTTCTGCCCTGCTTACACCTGGTGGGCCGCTGGGGTGGCGGCCGGGTCGCCAACCGTCACCGGTGAACTCACGACCGGCGGCGGCGAGTGGGGCTTCGGCATCCTGAGGTTCTCCGGGTCGGACGGCATCGGCGCCACCGCGGCTAAGCACGCGGCGGGGGCGCCGTCGCTGGACATCACCACCAAGGCCGACCACTCCGCCCTGGCCGTGATCGTCCTGGACTGGAACGCGGCCGACGGCAGCTCGCGGACGTGGCGGACGGTCAACGGGATCACCCCGAGCCCGGGTGGCGGGGACGAGATCACCTACGCCCGCGACTCCGGCAAGTACGCCGTCTATGCGGCCTACTACTCCGATGCGGGGACGGCCGGGGTCAAGACGGTGGGCCTGTCCGCACCTGGCGGGCAGAAGTACTCGATCCTGGCGGTCGAGGTCAAGGGCCACGACCCGGCGGCCAGCGGGACGCCCACCGCGCCGCCGGCGGCGGTGTCGCGGGTGTCGGATGCGTTCCTGCGGACGATCCGCGGCTCCCACACGATCGCCGTCCAGGCGGTCGCGCTGGACAGTTTCCAGACGGGCATCTCACCGGCCGGGACCGAGGTCACGGTCACCGGCGGCGACGTGCTCCTCGACGGCACGGCCGACGTCCGCGGCACCCTGGACCTGGTCACCGATGCCACCGGGTGGGATCCGCGGCCCGGCGCGCACATCCTCCAGCCGTACGGCACTGAGGTGTTCGTCCGCCGGGGCGCTGTGGTCAGCGGGTCGGTGGAGTGGGTGTCGCTGGGCTACTACCGGATCCAGTCCGCCGCCAGGGACAAGCTGACCGGGCAGCTGGCTATCGCCGGCTCGGACCGGATGCAGGCGATCATCGACGCCCAGCTCCCCACGCCGGTGCAGTTCGGCGCCGGCACGTCGGTGGAGGCGATCTTCACCGAGCTGGTCACCGGCGTCTATCCCGGCGCGGTGATCGAATACGACTTCGACGCCGCCGCGGACACGCTCACCGCCGCGGCCACAGCGACCGGTGACCGGTACGGGTTCCTGCGCCAGCTCGCCACCTCCCGCGGGAAGATCATGTACTTCGACTACCGCGGCATCCTGGTGGTCAAGGACCTCCCCGCCGCCAGTGACCCGGTGTGGGAAGCCACCTCCGGCCCCGGCGGGGTCCTGATCACCCAGACCGACACCCTCGACCGTGACGGCGTGTACAACGCGGTGACCGCCATGGGCGACGGTGCCAGCACGGACACCCCGCCGGTCGCCGTCGCCTACGACTCCAGCCCGGACTCACCGACCTACTATTACGGCCCGTTCGGCCAGGTCCCCGACCCGCAGCCGGTGTCCTCGCCGCTGATCGAGACCGCGGCGCAGGCCGCCGCCGCGGCGTCGATGGTCCTGGCCAAAACGACCGGCCTGCCCTATCAGGCCGACTTCACCGCCGTCCCGAACCCGGCGCTGCAGCCCCTCGACCCCATCGCCCTCGACGGCGGCAGCGTGCACGTCCTGCAGCAGGTCACGATCCCGTTCACCGCCGCCGAGGCGCTGACCGGCACGACGCGCGAGCAGGGCGGTGTCGCGGTTGAGGCGGTTGACCTGACGGTCTCGCAGTGGACGGCGTCCTGATGGCCGCCCCGCAGCAGCTCGCCGCGATGCTCGCCACCCGCCCAGCGGCCGGTGTGCGGCTGGTGCGCGCGGCGGTTGTCAACTGGGACGGCTCCGGGCACGTCGTCCGCCTGGCGGGCGCGGACATGACCGGCCTGCCCATCCTCGCCTCCGCCGGCACACCGTCGGTGGGGGACGTGGTGGCGGTCCTGCAGGCCGGCCAGTCGTATCTGATCCTCGGCAAGATCACCACTTAGGGAGAGCAGCTTTGGGGACCACGGCCAACTACGCGCTGCGTTACCCGGCGCTGTCCGACACCCCCGACGGGGCGACGCAGATCGAAAACCTGGCCGAGGACGTCGACGCCGCCCTGGACGGCGTGGCCAACCCCACGTTCTCCTCCTACACGCCGGCGGTCGGCAACGGCGGCACGGTCACGTGGACGACCCGCACCGGCTGGTACGCCAAGCACGGCAAATGGGTGTTCTTCAACGTCTACCTGGTCGTCAACGCCGCCGGATCCGGCGCGAGCGGCGTGACGATCGACGCGCCGTCGAACATCGACCGCACCACCCGGCAGCCGGTCGCCGGGCTGATGCTGCAGGCCTCAGCGCACAACGGGTCGCTGGTCCTGCAGGCGAACACGTCCGGCTCCGGGGCGACGTTCGACCGGCTCAACGACTCAGGCGGTACCCAGATCACCGGGGCGATGCTCACCGCGGGCGCGGTCATCGCCATCCAGGGTTCCTACAGGGAGGCATAACAGCCAATGGCCAACAACCCCAAGCTGGGAAACGCCGCGGTCAACGCGTCCGCCGACGCCACGTGCGCGCTGCTCAACACCGGGTACCTGCGGATCTACGACGGTTCCCAGCCAGCCGGCGCCGACACCGCCATCACCAGCCAGACACTGCTGGCCGAGCTGCGGTTCGGCTCGACCGCCTACGGCGCCGCCGTGGCCGGTGTGGCCACCGCGAACGCGATCACCGACGACTCCTCGGCGAACGCGTCCGGCACCGCGGCATGGTTCCGCGCGCTCAAGTCCGACGGCACGACCGCCGTGTACGACGGGACGGTGGGCACGGCCGGGTGCGACCTGAACCTGAACTCGGTGGCGATCAGCTCGGGCGCAGACGTCGGCATCAGCTCCCTGACCTACACCCAGCCGAAGGGGTAGCCAGGTGACGGGACTGCCCACGCCGGGCGCGGACGCGGGCGTATGGGGCGACAAGCTCAACACGTGGCTGCAGGTCGCCCACAACGCTGACGGGACAGCGAAGCGGCTGCCGTGGCAGTTCTGGGTGGACGACTACGGCGCGGCCGGCGACGTGCGCGTGGGCCTGGGCTCGGTCCCGGCCAGCGACCAGCTCACGGTCACCGGCTACACCTTCGCCGCTGGCGACGTCGGCAAGCATGTGATGGTCAACGGTGGCCTGGGCAGCGCCGCCGGGCCGCTGATCACCACGATCTCCAGCGTGGCCGCTGGTGTGGCGACCCTGGCCGCCAGCGCTACCGCCACCGTCACCGACGGCGTCGTGGCCTGGGGCAGCGACGACACCGGTGCTTTCCGCGATGCCCGGGACGCGGCCGAGGCGTACTGCGCGGCGGGGAACGAGCTGGCCGCCATCTGCATCAGCGGCAAGCTCTACGCCCTCGCCGGTGCGCCTGAGCAGACCGGCGACGGCTCGACCGTCCCCACGTGGAACTCCCAGCTTGCCCTGGGCGTGCCCGCCACCAACACCGCCCGCAAGCGGGTCATCGCCCTGCTCGGCCCGGCCGACGTGTCCTACTGCGAATACTGGGAATCCACGGTCCCGTCGATGACGGCCGGGATCGTCTCGTTCGTCAAGGCCGCCGCGACCCAGCCCGACGCCACGTTCGGCTGGCAGTCGGTCATCGGTGGCCCATCCGGGTCGGCTGGCCTGGACGGCGGCTTCGCCAACCTCAAGGTGATCGTCCAGGGCATCGCCGTCTGGACGCCCCCTTACGCACGCCAGTACGGCATCGACCTGCGTTTCTGCGGCGGCTGCTCGGCGCGCCAGTCGGCCGTCAAGGCGGTCACCACCGTGGCCGGGAACTCGCCCACCTACGGTGACCTGCCCGGCGACTCAAACTTCCAGGCCGCCGCCGCGGTGGGCCTGGCGCTGCCGGTCACCGGCAACAACGACGACGTCGCCGTCGACTCGTTCGTCTGCGAAGGGCTGCCGATCGGCTTCCTGGCCGACGACCACCTGACCGCCACCAGGATGGCCGCGCTCTACACCGACCTCAGCCTGAAGCTGAACGGCACCCTCGGCGCCTCCGGCAACAGCCACCGCGTCACCATTCCCAACCTGTCAGCCGAGGCGTCCAACGCCGCGATCGCCACCGAGGGCGGCTACCTGCCGGTGGACATCGGGCTCACGGCAGAGCTGATCAACACCAACATGATCTCCGACGAGGCGAACGCCCTCTACGGCCAGATCCGGGTGAACACGAACAGCGCAGGCGACGGCATCACCGTCGACGGCGCAGCCAACGTGGAGATCGTCAACGACGGGCTGCCGCAAGGACCGATGGCCAGCCCGCCCGCCGCGCCAGCCACCGGCAGTCCCACGACCGCCATTTACAAGCGCACCCGCTGGTACGTATCCGCTTCCGGCGGCATCACGGGGATCGACGTCTCGAACGGTGTCACCTCGAAAACCCTCGGGATCGTGGCGGCCAATGATGTGGTGATCGAAGTCCCGCTGCCCTCGGGCAACACGCTGACGCCCACCTATTCGGGGTCGATGACCGTTCACGCCGTCGTGGTGGGGTAGCCGGTGGCCGCGCAGACTCTGTTCGGCCAGCCCAGCTCACCAGCGTCACTGGCCAGCGATGACGAAGCGCTGACCCTCGGCCTGCAGTTCACCCTCAGCGAAGACTCGCCGCTCACCGGCATATGGTTCTACTCGGCGCCCGGCGCCGGGCACCTTCCCGAGTCGTGCGCGATCTACGACGTCGGCTCGCAGACCGTCGTCACCGGCACCCAGAACTCCTCACCCAGCTGGTCCGGCGCGGCCGGGTCCGGGTGGGTGAAAGTCACCTACGACGGCAGCGTCACCCTGGCCGCCGGCACCCCATACAAGGCCGTTGTCTACGGCGGGTTCTTCTCTGGCCAGAACTGGTATTCGGCGACCAACCATTACTGGGACAGCGGCGCCGGCGCATCCGGCCTCACCAGCGGCGCGATCACCGCCCCGAACAACGCCGGCGCTGACGGCGGCCAGGACTCCTTCGACACCTCCGGCTCGCAGCACTACCCGGCCAGCTCGTTCAACGCGACGAACTACTGGGTTGACGTCGAGGTCGGCAGCAACGCCATCAGCGGCACCGGCGCCATCACCGCACCGGCCGCCCAGCTCGCCGGCACAGGGGCCGAACGGTTCACCGGCGCCGGCGCTTTCAGCGCACCCCCGTACCGGATCCCCTACGGCGGCGGTGACTACGGCAGCGGCCCCTACGGCGGGGACACCGGCCTGCCCGTCCTGCTCGCCGGTGCCGGCACGGTCACCGTCAGCCCCGGCACCGGTGCCATCACCGCACCGGCCGCCCAGCTCGCCGGCACAGGGTACCTGCGGTTCACCGGCACTGGTGGCATCACCGCACCGGCGGCACGCCTGCACGGGTCGCAGACACCCCCCGCCGACATCGCCCTGGCCGTGTCCGCGCCATTCCCGGGCTGGTCGGCGGGCCAGCCGTACAGCGACCAGGAAGGACCCGCGGTGCTGCACCTCCCGGCGGCCTCCACCGAATACGTCAAGGTCACCATCACCTCCGACGTCACCCTCGGCGCCCAGCCGGTCGAGTTCGCCTTCCTCGCCACCGGCGACCCTGACGCAGACACGACCTGGCACACCGCCAGCTGGGCAGGCGACGCGGGCACCACCCGCGCCGCGCGGCTCCTGGCCGGCCCCGGAGCGGTCGAGCTCGCCGCCGGCTGGTGGACCCTGTGGGTGCGCGTGACCGATGACCCGGAGATCCCGGTACGCGAAGCAGGACCACTGAAGATCACCTGACCCGGGGGGGAGCAGTGCACGTCCATGGACACCGCGACGCTGCTGCCGTTGCTGACTGGCCCCTCAGCAGCGGCCGCGGTCCTGGTGTGGGTGGTGTGGATGCAGCGCAAAGACATCGCCGACCTGCGCAAGGCCCTCGACGCCGAGCGGCGGCGGGCCGACACCGCGGAGGAAGCGGCGCGCACCACCAACACCCTGCTGGCGTCGCTGATCGACCGGGTCCGGGCGCCGTGAAGTGGCCGCAGCGCAAGCGGCGGGCCCGCCGGGAACGCGAGGCCTCCGAGGCGCGCGCCGAGCTCGCCGAGCGCGAGGTCGCGCGGCCTTTGCGGCAGCGGCGGGAGCGGATCGAAACCGAGAACCATGTGGCGGCGCTGATCGCCCGCTCGCTGCGGGCAGGCGGGAACGGTGCATAGATGAGACGGATCGGCTGGCCGTTCTGGGCCGCCCTGGCCGCCGCGGCCGCCGGATGGGTCGTGGCCGGGATCTGCTGGGGCGGCCGGGCCGACGGGAACCTGCTGTACAACATCGCCGCGATCACCGCCTGCGCCGCCGCCCTGCTGTTCATCGGCGTCTACACCGTCCTTGGCGTGACCGGGCCCGCGAAATGGTGGCGCAACGACCTCGGCTCGCTGCTGGTCCTGGCCGTCGCGTCCCAGCTGCCCATGACCGGCACCATCACCTGGGCCGTCCTGTTCCACGGCGGCCTGGTCAACACCCTGCCGCTGGCGTGGGCGCTGATCGGCGGCACCTGGGCCTCGGCGCTCGTCATCCTCGCCCTCACCGCCGTATGGCTGCGCATCAACCTCGCCAGCAGAAAGGACCCCGGCCGTGACACCTAGTGCGCCCGTCGAGGGCAAGGTGGTGGCCAGCGGCGCCTACGGCGCACTGTCCCTGGTCCTGACCTGGATCCTCACCACCTACGTGTTCCGCGGCCACGTCCCGCCGGACTTGCTCACCTTCCTCCCCGGCTTCGTCTCCCTGGTAGCGGGCGCCGCGGCCGGATGGCTGGCCAGGCACACCCCGCGCCTCGACGAGGTCGCCGCCGAAGTCGCCCAGGTGGTAGGCGCCCAGCTCGAGCCACCCAAAGACCAGTGACATACCGCTGCCTCGACAGCATCATCCCGGGGAACCTGCCCGCCGGGGCTGACGCCTACCTGGGATACATCGGCGGCCGGTGGCCCACGTGGGCCGCGGTCCGGCGCATGTTCCCCAAGGCCCACGTGATCAGCCTCGCCATCGCCGCCAGCCTCGACGCCGAGGGCCTCGACATCGAGCGCGGCGACGCCGAGCCCGCCGAGGCGCCCGCATGGGTCAGGCGGCAGCAGGCGCGCGGCGTTGACCGGCCGGTGCTGTACGCGGGCGCCGCGGCGATGCAAGACGTCCTCGCCGCCCTCACCGGCGCAGGGATCGGCCGCGGCGCGGTGCGCCTCATCTCGGCCCACTACGGGCAGGGCAAGCACATCTGCGGCCCGCACGTCCCCCGCTGCGGCTACCCGGCGGTGGACGGCACACAGTGGCGTGACAACGCGCCCGGCGTGGCCGGCAGCCTGATTGACGAGTCAGTGCTCGAGGACGGGTTTTTCGGCGCGGCCGCGGCCGCCGGGAAGGACGACGACATGGGACAGCCGTTCCTGCTCAACCGCGGCGAAGGCGCCGTCACCCCGATCGCCCTGCCCAACGGCGCCAGCGCGCTGCGGTTCTTCGCCAGCCAGAAAGCACAGGTCCGCGTCGACCTCCGCAAGGGCGGCGCCACCGAAGTCCTCGACCTCGGCTACGACTCCGCGCACGCCGTCCAGATCCCCCGCGGCATCCACGCTGTCGTCGCCCACCGGGTAGACGGCGGCGAGAACGACGTGTCCTGCGCCGTCACGTGAACTGAACATTCAGCCAAGTAACGAGCCCCGGCCCACGCGGCCGGGGCCTTTCGCCATTCCACTAGGCTTGGCTGTGGCCGATCGGCCACCCCACCTGCGCCCGGACTGGACTCTCGCCTTGCCGCCTTACGCTGAACCGGACACGATCGTCACCGCCCCGCCCACCGCTCTCCTCAACGCCGTCCCCGGACCGGCCCCGGGCCCGCAGCGGGTGTGGCTATGGCGCGGCCTCGGCATCGCCCTCGTCTTCCTCGACCTGGCCCTCGCCGCCGCGGCGGTGGCAGCGGTGCGGGTCGCGATGCTCGCCTGGGGCTGGGGCTAGCACTCCCACCCCGACCCGAGCGTGCCTTCACCAGCACGTCGGGGAAGTACAGCTCACCCACCGGCGGCGACGCCTCCCGCAACTCCCGCTCCTCCGGCGGCACGTACTCCGGGTTCGCCGGGCAGCACCAGTTGCACACCCGGTGCCGGGTGTGGTTGTGCTGGCGCGCCTCACGGCGCCGGGCGGTCACAGCGGCCTCCTGATCGCCCGCCGGACCACCGGCGCGCCGAACCGCGGCCGCTCGCCCCGGCCACCACACTTCCCGCACCGCCCCCACCTGGTGGCCTTGCTGCCCAGGTTCCGGCCGCGCCTGCCCTCACACCGCGGGCACGGCTTCCACGGATGCCACGCCAGCGACCCTACCCAGCCCACCGCCCCGGCGGCGGCAAGGACAGCCAGGAACACATCGCCGCTCACCCGTCCCCACCGCTCGCCGCACCAGCCGCGAACCCCGCAGCGAAACCATCCTCGTAACCTTCGGCGAACCCGAGCTGGTACCCCTGGCAGAAATAGCGGGGGCATTCGGTGTCACGGCAGGGGCCTTTCGGGTGCTGCTTCTTAGCCACGCCAGGATCCCCCTTGCATTAGAATGCTGCACATGAATGCAAACCGCACCGAGCGTATAACAGTGAACCTCACGGCTGAGCAGGTAGAACGGCTGGACCGGTTCGCCGAGCGAAACCACTGGTCACGCTCAACCGCTGTAGCCGTCCTTATTGAGCGCTGGGTGAAGGACGAGCAGGCATGACTACGGCTATCGACCCGCGACTCATGCCGCGATCGGATCGCGCTAGCGCGATCTTCCCTGACCTGGGGAAACAACGTCTGCCGCGATCCGATCGTGGCCAGGTCCCGCTCTGACCTGCGGTGTAGCGGATCGCGGCTCTGACTGGTCATCCCCCTGAAACCCTCTCCACGTCGGCTTTCCGGCATCCCTTGAGCGTGCGACCGAGCCAGCGGACGTCCACGCTCGGCACATCCAGCGCGCGGCACTCGGCGCTAACCGAGTCCTGTGTTGCGCCCTGCCACCGGTCGGGGAACCGGCGCGCCAGCCGCTCGGCCAGCTGCGCCCACTGCACCCCGGCCTCGCCGTCGCGGAAGCAGGCCAGGACGTCGCCCAGGACGTCCCTGACGGGTGTGGCCACCTCGGCCCCGGCTGCGTACCCGGACAGCGTCCCGGCCTTTTCACGCAGGCCCCTGGCAGCGAGCAGGATCCGCTCAGCGTCCTGGTCGTCGGCCTTATAGCAGCGAACCGTCGGCGATGCGTCAGAGGCGCCGTGAAGGATCCCGACGCCCTTGTATTCCGCCAGCAGCTGCGATGAGTCCAGCCCCATGCCGTAGGTGCCCTGGCCGAGCACCGCCTCGGACACCGTCCATGACGCGGTGCGCAGCGAGAACCGGACGATGAAGTTGTCCCTGGTCGCGTTAAACATCTTCCCGAGCTCACCGCTGCCGATCCCCGCCGGTTTCTGCGTCGACCAGACCGGGATCACCCCGGCCGCCGGGGCGACCTTCACCAGGAACCGCAGCCCCTCCGCGATCTCAGTTGAGATTTTCCCCAGGTCAAAGAACTCCTGGAACTCATCCAGCAGCAGCAGCCGCACCGGCATGCCGAACCGCGGGTCACGGGCGATCTTGCGGGTGAGTTTCCCCTCCGGGCAGATGCTCGTCGGCAGCTCGGACAGCCGGTTATACCGGTCCTGCACCTCGGCTTTGATCCTGCGCAGCGTATCCAGCAGGATCTCCGGGGGCAGCCCCTCTTTCGTCGGTGTCAGCCCGAACGCGCACGAGTCCGCGACCAGCGCGAACTTCCGCCAGTCTGGTTTGGCCGCCGCGTCGAACACATCCAGTTTCACGTACGGGTCGAGCGCCGCGAACAGGCCCAGCAGCCGCGCCGTCCACGACTTCCCCTGCCGGGGCAGCGCACCGACCAGCACCGAATGCCAGATCAGCGGCAGCGTCACCAGCTGCCCTCGTTCATCCAGGCCGAGGGGGGCGGCCTTCCATATGTCCGTTGGCCGGCACGCCAGCAGCGGCGTCCGCCCGACCGGCACGGCGAGCGGGTCACGGTCAGCCACCCATAGATAGTGACGGCGGTTCGACGTCTTATCGCGGTGAAGGAACACCTGACTGACCTGCACATCCAGCCCCGACGCGATAGCATCCCTGGCCGCGATGGCGTCTTTCAGGCCTTTGCCGTAGGGCAGGTCGACGTCAACGCCGCTGCCCTCGCCGTCGCGGCGCATCGGCCGGCCGCCAAACTCGACCTGCTGGTCAGCTTTCTCCCGGTGCCCCAGCCCCGCCGCGTAGTAGGCGCGCAGCACGACGTCCGCGTTGAGCACACGGAACCGGGGGGTGATCACCGCCCGGCCGATGATCGGCTTATCGACCGGGCGGCCGTGGTGCGCCAGGACCGCCACCAGCGGGACCGCGGCCAGCAGCAGCACCCACCGCAGCCCGCTGAACCACAAGTACAGCGACCCGGACAGCAGTGGCACACCCACCGCCAGTGAGATCCACGCCCGGTGCTTAGTCACCTTCAAGTGCAGGCCGAACACCGTTTTCCACGCCCGGTGCCCCTCGGCCACCGCATCAGCGTGGACCGACGCAGGGACCGGCATCAGCCACCAGCGGACCCACCGCCAGAACAGGCGGCCCGCGCCGACATGCGCCCAGCCCAGCGTTTTCGCCAGATACCACGGCGACCGGAGGCCGTGATACTTCACCCGGTGCACCTGGCGGCCGGCATGGCGGGCCAGCTCCCGTTTCGCACCCGCCACCGTCGCCAGCGCCGGCGGGATCACCGGCAGGAGCGCACCCGGCTCAGGCGCCGGGTCAACCGGGACCGGCGGCCCCGGCTCCGGGTAATCGTCCAGCGCCACCTCGAACGAGGTGTCACGGACCGGTTCGGCGTCCCGCGGCCGGAACGGGACGATGCTGCCGTCAGCCATGCGGGCCATCCCCACTCTGCAAAGCGTCTTCCTCGCGGACGTGCTCGGTCATCAGCGCCAGATACGCCAGATCACCCGTCGCCTCCCACAGCCGCCGGTACCGCTCATACGCCGTCACCAGGCTGCGTGGCGCCGCGCGCCGGCGGCCGCCGCGCCGCGCAGCCAGGAACACCCCGCCCCACGCCAGCCAGAACGCGGCCATGACCACCTGCCCCAGCGCCGTCACGACTGCCCCCCGCTGCCATTCAGCGCGGCCCGGCCGCCGTGAATTTCCTTCGCCTGCGCGACCGTCAGCGGAAACCGTTCCCGCAGCTTGTTCACCGACGCCGGATTCCCCACCTGGACGGTCGCCGCGTACCACGTTTCCGCCGCCTGCCGCACGTCCGATGGGATCTTGTCGAGCACCGACTGCTGAACCGGTTCACCTGCCTGCGGGTAGACGGCGCTGATCGCGGCCGCCGGATCGGTCTGGCCGCGCCAGGTGGCCCAGTACATGACCCGCGCCGACCGGTACAGGTGCCACGCCCACCGGGTGGTACCCAGCCTGAGCGCGTGGGGCTCGATCAGCCCCTGCTCGAGCAGGACGTCACGCGACACGCGGCGGGTGTGGATCCCCCACAGCCACGGGGAGGCGGCCGAGCAGAGCGCGACGGCGACTGCGGCGAACGTCGGCTGCCAGCCGGGCCCGGCGTAGTGGGAGTAGTTCATCGCCGCAATTACGAGGGCGAAACTATAAGCGGCCAGCCGCAGCCGCAGCGCGGAATCGTTGGCCAGCTGCGCCAGGTGCGCCTGCCAGGCGAGGTAGACGGCGATCGACTCCAAAGTGACCGCCATCAGGACCTGGCCGGCCGGCAGCCATGGCAGGTGCTCGCGCAGGAACGCCAGCTGCCCGGCGAACGCGACCAGGTTGACCAGGACAACGGGGACCGCCGCTGCCGCGCGGCGGGTGATCTCGGTACGGTTCATCTCAGCCCTCTCCTGTTACGGCAGTTGGGGGTCAGGCCCGGGGCAGGGGTCTTGATCCCCCGTCCCGGGCCGCTACTCAGTTGTCGTCGAACCGGCGCTGCTGCGCTTCCCGCTCGGCGAGCTCGGCACGCAGCTGCGCCAGCTGGTCCGGCCGGTACCGGCGAACGTCCGGCGGCGAGGTGTTCGGCCGGTGCCAGTACACCCACCGGCCGCTGACGCTGCGCCAGATCCTCCATCCGAACTTCCGGTTGTACTTCTCATTGAGACGCTCGATCTCGTTCCCTCCCATGCTCGCAGGATAAGCGAGCATGCTTTAACATGCTAGACCATGTACCGTATGCGAGGGTTTGACCGTGCCTAGCCATAATCGGCGCGTGCGCATCGACCACGACAGTCCCGAGCCGCGGTACCAGCAGCTCGCCGACATCATCCGCGGCCGGATCGAGTCCGGGAAGTACCCGCCGATGTCGCCGGTGCCGTCGATCGAGCGCATCCGCCAGGAGACAGGCCTGGCGGTCATGACGATCCGCAAAGGCATCAGGCTCCTCGCCGACGAGGGGTGGGTCCGCCTGGTCCCCGGCAAGGGAACATTCGTGAACCCGCCTGAGATGTGGCCACCGGACAAGTGAGCCGGGCCCGCCGCCCGCTGGGGGGAAGCAGTGCGGCGGGCCGCTTCCGGCGCCACCTTGCAACCCGACGGTAACGCCCTGCTGTAACAGGGACTAGCAGGGTAAGGCAGATGTAACCTCCCGGTCAGTATCTGTGTCCGTGTTTGGCGGAACATGAATCCTTCCATGTTACGGTGCAGGTGGATAACGGCCCAGGGCACCTGAAAAACGGCACCGGAACACATGAGCGAAAACGGCGATACACCAGTAATCAGAGCGGCTATTTACTGCCGCATGTCCCTCGCCCGCTTCGGCGACGCCACCAAAGTGGACGACCAGGAACGCATCTGCCGCGACCTCGCCGCCGCCCGCGGCTGGGACGTCGCCGAGGTCTTCACCGACAACAACCGCTCCGCGTGGAAGAAGAACCGCAAGCGGCCCGGCTGGGACGCCATGATCGCCGCCGTCGACGCGGGCACCATCAACGCGATCGTCGTCTACCACGGCGACCGGCTCCTCCGCCAGCCGATGGACCTCGAGCAGCTCATCAACCTCGCCGACGGGAAAGGCATCCGCCTCGCCTCGCCGACGGGGGAGCGGAACCTCGATCACTCCGAGGACCGCACCATGCTCCGCGTCCTCACCGCGTTCTCCGTGGCCGAGTCCGACGCCACCTCCCGGCGCCGCAAGGCGCAGTATGCCCGCTGGCGGCGCGAGGGGAAGGTCCGCGCCGGCGGCCGGGGCGGCCGGGCGTTCGGCTTCAAGACCGATGGCGTGACACACATCCCGGCCGAGACGGTGATCGTGCGGGAGCTGGCCGGCCGCGTGCTCGCTGGCGAATCCGCAGGCGCGCTGGCCCGCGAACTGACCAGCAGGAATGTCAAGACGCCGGCCGGGAACGGCTGGTCGCACCAGACGCTCCGCAAGATGCTGGCCCGGCCGCGGTACGCCGGGCTGATGCCGGATGGCCAGAGCCCTGGCGCGTGGGAACCTGTGCTCGACCGGGAGATGTGGGAGGCCACGGTGGCGGCACTGGATGCGAAGGCGGCCGGGTTCGGCTACGCCACCAATGCGCGCAAGTACTTGCTGTCCGGCATCGCCATCTGCAGCGAGTGCAAGTCCGGGCTGCAGATCCGCGCCGAGCACCGCCGCACCCACCAGTCCGGATACGGGTGCGTCACCCCGGGCTGCCGCAAAGTGCAGCGGTCGGTGCGCCTGCTCGACGCCTACGTGACCCGGCGCGTGGTCCGCCGCCTGTCCCACGACGCCAACCCGGCCGGCCAGATCCCCGCGGCGCCGGGCCTGGCGGCACAGTTCGCCGCGCTCGCCACCCAGCGCGCCGAGACGGTGGACGCCATCTCTGACCCGGCGGCCGGTGCCATCCTGGGTCCGCTGCGGGCCCGGCTGGAGAACATCGACCAGCGTGTGACCGAGTTGCGCGAGCTCGCCGCCGGCGACGCACGCCACCAGCTGCTCAGCAAGTACGCCGGTATCAGCGAGGACGAGTTCGGCGCCCTTCCGCTCGCGGTGCAGCGGGCGCTGGTAGCCGCCTGCTATACGGTCACCGTGCTGCCGGCGTCCGCCCGCGGGCCCGGGTTCAGGACCGGGGACGTGCGGCTCACTCCCCGGTGAGGCATGCCATAGCATGCTAATCCGCTGGCCCCAGCGGGACCTGCGCCGAGGGCAGCGGCACCGGGAGAGTGCTGCCCGGGTCCACGGTCGGCGTGGGCAGCGGCACCACATCCGTTGGCAATGGCGCCGGCGCCGGTGACGGGCTGGTCGGCGGGTCAATCTGCACCGGCGTCTGCGACGGCACCGGTGACGCGCCACCGTCCTGCGCCGCACGCCTGGTCACAGCGCTCTTACGCCGCCGCGGCGGCAGCGCGGGTTTGCTGCTGGCGCGCACCCGGGGGCGGTGGTGGTGGACAGCCGCGCCGCTCCCGCCGCCGGCGTACACCGGCAGATAGAGGCCGCGCGCCGGGATGGCCGCGGTAAGCACGGCCGCCGCCATCACGGCCGCCGCGGTGGCCGCCTTGTGCCTGGCCGCCAGGTGCAGAATGCCAGCCAGCGCTGGCACCATGGCCGCGCGCACGACGTGCATCCCATGCCGGTCCCGCGGCGGCCGCGGCCGTGCGTGCGAGACGCGCACCACCGGCTGCGGCCTGCTGGGCGGCTCACCCGCGCGGCGCAGAATCTCCTCCGCGCGCGTGGCCATCGCCAGCTGCTCCCGGTTCTCCTCCGCCAGCCGGCGGAACAGCTCCAGCCGCGCGGCATAGACGCTGACGGTTTGCTCAAGTGATGTGACGCGTTCGGACAGTAGCCGGACAAGAGCGTCATGATCCATCGGTCCCCCCTCGGGACGATGCGGGGTGCTGCGCCCCAGGCGGGTGGGGCAGGTACGGGCCTACCCGGCGCGGGCAGACGGTGGCCTCTTACGCCGCCGGTAGGACGCCACCAGCTGCTCAACCTCGCTGGCGGTCAGGAACCCACCCCGGTCAGCGCCCAGATCGCGCAGTTCTTCCTCCCGTGGGTCCAGCTCATCGCCGTCGAGACTGATCCCGAGCACCGCTTCCACCTTGCCCTGATGGCGGCTCGGGAACGTCCCGGCTTCCCAGCTGGTAACCGTTGCCACATGAACGCCGACCTTTGCGGCGAGCTGCGCCTGCGTCATGCCGAGCTGCTGACGGCGCAGGCGGATGCGCGTGGCGGCGGTCCCGGAAGGCACATCGCATCATGGCGCGCTAACACCAGCTAAGTCAACGACGATGTAACCTGCGGCAACACTAGTCTTTCCCTGGGGTTAGATAACGTTTCCGTGACTTAGATCCCGGGTCTTGCGGTATTAGCTGGCGTTAGCTAAGGTTCCGTTCATGGACAACCGCAAGGTGAACGGCGCCGCAATCGCCAGCCTCCGCAAAGCACTGGGGATCTCGCAGCGCACGCTCGCTGCCCGGGCAGCCATCGCCCCTGCATACCTGTCCCAGATCGAGCACAGCGAGCGCCACCCCGGCCCCGAAGTTATCCGGCGGCTGGCAGACGAACTGGGCGTCCCGCTCAACGCCATCACGTACCCCGTCGCGGTGGCGTCATGACTCCCACGGTGACCATCGGCCAGTGGAAGGCGATGCTGCGCCGCTGCGAGTATCCGCGCGACACGAACTACCGCAACTACGGCGCCCGGGGGATCTCGGTCTGCGAACGCTGGCACGACTATGACCTCTACGCCGCCGACATCTTGGCCCTCATCGGCCCCCGGCCGGAGGGGATGACGCTCGACCGCATCAACAATGACGGGAACTACGAGCCCGGGAATGTGCGCTGGGCCACCGCGCGCCAGCAGGTGCTCAACTCGCGGGCAGCCGGGCCACGTCCCTACCGGCCACGGCCACG